AAGTCCGCCGACGCGGGTTTCAATACAAGCAAACAAAGAAACAACTTCGATTTCGTCTTCAATCTTTTCGCCTAATCTGTTTACGTTTTCGCCTTTTTTGCGTTCATAAATAGTAATTAAGCGGTTATATTTACCCCTGTTCATTGTTCTTTATCCCCTTGATATGCACCGCGTAGTCTAATATGAATAATTAACGCGTCCAAAGTGTAAGGCACGGAATGAATCGCTTTTTCGGTTGTTGCGCTTCTATTATCGTATAAATGCGCAACCATAAAGAAAACGGCTTGTTTGTAAACTTTGTCCGCTTCTACAAAATAAACGCCTGTTTGTTCTTGAATGTATTGTTTCGCGATTTCGATTAAAGATTTAATATAAGCGTCGTCTGCATTGTGCGTTATTCTTAAATAATTTTTTATGTCTGCAACAATTAAAGTCATTGTTTTAAATCCTGTAATGTAATCTTTTTAATTTCAATATCACTTTTTGGGTTTAATTGGTATAAATTCAAATAACGACTTGCAACTTTCGTTAAATGTTTTCTTGCAATCAAAACCGCTGAATCTGTAAAATTCGGGCAATTCGCGTCGGGCGTTGTATCTTTATCAAAATGCGGGGTCTGAACGATTAAATCAATGCCCGCAATAACAACGTTTTTAAACCCTTTTCTATACGCCCAATTTAACGCCATACTTGGCGTATGAATACAAAAATTCAATTGCGAATCTCTGAACGAAAAATCATTGCTATTTTTATTTATTGTATAAAATTCAATATTTTTATGCGTATGACATAAGTTATAACAATTCTTTGTCGCGTCGTAATAATGACGGACATTTGTTATTATTGTTGATTCGGGTTTTACTTTTGGCATTATATCATCATAAAAAACAACATATTCAACATCGGGGAACGATTCGCAAAAGTAATTACAACCCATAGTATGATATTTTTTAATCAATTCGGGAATATCGTTTCTAATTTCATTTATAAAAGAACTACGCCCGAATAATATTAAGGTTTTATCATATTCAAGCATTTTTCAATATTCCTTTTGTCTGCGCCTGTAACGTGCCATATTATAACTTTATCGGGTGAAACTTCGCGACCCGTATATTTGCGGTTATAACAATAGTTGTATTTTTCCGAAATCAACTTAATTTTTTTATGAAAAACATAATTGATAATTGTTTCGTCGGCGCTGAATACTTGCGGTAAACCCAAACAACCGCGCCAATTTGATTTAATATAATCAAAATATTTATTTTCGTTCATTAAAGGTATATTGAAAAGCAAAACGCCCGAATTGATATAAAAGTCAATTCCCAATTCTTTTGCTTGACGCTTTGAAATGTCTATTCCTTGACAACCTATAATGTAATTGTTTTCAAAATCTGTATTATAAAAATCTTTTAAACTACCTTGACAAACCGTGTCGCAATCCAAATAAATTGCACGGTTTAAATCGGGTAAATATTTCGGAATAAGTAAACGGACAAAACAAGCAATCGAAACATGTTTATATCCGCATAAATCTTTTGTAAAATCCGACAATAATTCTTTGTCGTATTCAATAACGCGCCCAAATTCTTTTAATTTCGCGTATTGCCATGATGTAACATCATTCGTAAAAAAATAAAAATTTGCGTCGGGGTTATGTTCTTTGACGCTATTTGCCGAAATCATTGTTAAATCATAATAATTGCGGTCAAAACAATAACATATATTCATATTTTAAAAAGCAAACGGGGTAAAAATACCCCGAATGCTTATCCCCTCATCATTCCAAACTATGAACCTGAACCGCTTGGGCTTGATGTCATTGCGGTCATTGCGCCTAAATCTGCAAGACCACCGTCGCATAAAGCAAGGATTCTATAAACTGAATCGCCCTTTTTGAACTCAACTTCGCCCGATTTGTCGATTACTGCTTCTTTGTTCCAATTGAACATATATTCGCTAAAATCACCGAATATAATTGTTCCGTTCGGAACGTCGTCGCATTCAACAACGTCGCGTCCTAATACTTTATTTGAAGACGGGTCAAAGATTGGACGTTTGTCCTCGTCTTTGATTGTCTTAATTTGTTTATATAAAGTATCGGTTGACATCATCAATGTTGCGCTTTTTCTTGCGGTTGCATTTATGCCCGCAAATAATGTGCAAACATCGTCAAAAGTCCATTTTGTTGATGTTGTTGTTTCTGCAACTTCGATGTCTGCCAAAATACCTTTTGCGCCTTTTACACCTGTGCCGTTAATGATGTCATAGTCGAATGCTTGCGCCAATTTCTTTGACAATTTTGCAACGATATAAGATTCTAATGCGTCAATTGAAGTATTTTCAAGTTCGCAAGTTAATTGAACAAGTTTAATATACTTTTTAGCGCCTAATCTTAATTCGTCAAGTGTATCGTCAACAACTGTTCCGCCCTCGCCCTCTGCTTTTCTTTGAACGTCACCTGTGTTCTTTTCAATAGGAATAACAACGTTTCCGCGTAAATGTGAAACAGTTACAAGACCATAAACAACTGAATCATTTTCGATTTTTTCAAAAATTTTGTTCATTGTTGTTGTAGGAACTGCAACGCCCGCACTATTTGAATTTGTTGTCATTGCTCTTTGTTCAACTTCGTTAAGTTCAACGCCTGCCAAATTTTTATAAAATGCTGAACGATATTCTTTTGAATCAACGCCGAAACTTCTTTCTTCTTTTTGTTGAGGAACAACGATTTCATTTGCAACAATTTCGCTTGCGCCGATTTGTCTTGCTAATTCCGCTCTTTTTTCGATTGCTTGTGCTTTTTCGTCAAGTTCGCGAAGTTCTTTTTCTAATTCGTCAATGTTGCAATCTGCGTTTGATTCTAAAATTGAACGAATTTCAACTTTTCTTGCGTTAATTTCTTTTAATGTTTTCATGGTTTTACTCCTATTTTTTCCTATAAATACGTTTTACAAATCAATTTTTGAACCCTTTTCGCTCTCTCCGAAGCGCGTTGTTCGTTTGCTATTCCGTCAAAATAACTGCGGGCTTCAACGTTTGTTTCGTCGTATGCGGGAATATCCACCACGCTAACGTCGTATAAACGTTTTATCTTTAAAATTGTTCTTGTATGTGTTTCTTGATTGTAAGAAGATTCTTCACAACGGAACGCGAAAGAACATTTGTCGAGAATGCCTTTTTGAACAAGTTCATAAACATCGTTTGCGCCCGAAGTATTCGGCAATGTAGCACGGAACTTCAAGCCCTTTTCATCAACTGTCAATTCAAGACTTCCGCCACGAGTTCTTGCAAGAATTAAAGCGTTGTCGCCATGATTGTATTTCAAGCAAACATCTTTTAAATCTGCATTATTCAACGCGTCTTTTGCGATAACTTCTTTGTATTCGATTCCGTCGCATTCCCACAAAACTGTCGGACTTTCAAAAACTACCGCGTAGCCCTCTAAAACCTTTGCTTTGTCGTCTGATACGGAACGAATTTCGTTAATTGATAAATCAACCGTTCTTCTCATCTTCTGATTGTTTGTCATTTTCTTTACTCCCTTTGTCTGCGCCGTCGTCAACTTTTTGATATTTGTCCGCTTTTGACGCATTGACGTAGTTCAATGAAATAATATGCTTATCGGCGAACGGCTCGTCGATTTTCGGCATTTCCATTATTTCGCATGCCTGATTTATGCTAAATATTCCTAACGGCATTAACTTTGCGATTACGTCCGCTTTTGTCGCATTGCTCGCAAACGTCATTCTTTCCGCTGAAAATATAATTTCGTTACGGTGTCCGATTTCTTTGTCCGTAAATACCTTATATGTAAATTCGAGCGACAATTGAATCGCGATAGGCTCTACAACTGACGAATAAAAAGCGTTGTATTCGTCTTCGGTATATTTTGAACGAACAATTTCTTCAGAAACATTGAAAAATCTATAAACGTTTTCGCGGGCGATTGATGTTTGCTTATCGTCTGCCGTCTGCGGGTCAATTTTAAGTTCTTGAAACTCCGTTGACGGGTCAAGCGTTGCGAATCCGTCCGCGTTATTTATGTTCAAATAAGATTCAACAAATTCGTCTTTAATTTTCTTTTGTTTGTCGGGTGGCGTTACTGACTTAAATTTCAATAAACCGCGAAGCCCCGCCGATAATTTAACGGTGTTTATAATACCTTGATTGATTGCCGATAAAACGTCCAAAGGCGCTCGCAAAACTTCGCGTTGCGCTGACCCGAAAATGTCGTCTTCGTTGAAATGTCTTCGAACATGAATCAAATCCGCATAAGGCAAGCAAATTCGTTTCCCACCGCAAAAAGAAAATTCAACAAATAATTCGCCTTGATATTCTAACAATTTTAAAGTTGAAAAATTTATCGGAAAAAATCCGCGAATCTGTCCGAAATTGTCATAATGAATATAAACAAACGCGTTATTTGTGCATAATAATTGCGTTACAATCTTATAAATAAAATCAAAAGAGTTCATATAAGGATTCGGACGCAATGACAACATTCTATTCAAATTGTCTTCAATGACTGTTCTTTCTTTGCGGTGTTGCGGTTTCAACTTCGCGCAATGTGTAGCGATTGAATGAATGCAACTGCGAACCGTTGCTTCGTCGTAAACGTCCCCACTATATCCGTTACAAGTTCCGTAGGTTTTATTTATCAATTCAAAAATTGACGAACCTTGAAGCGTCGGTTTTGCATTATGCCCGAAAACCTTGTTGTATAAGTTTCTTAATTCGATTTTTTTCATAATAAAGCCTTGTATTCCGTTTCATTATCCTTATAAACGACGTAAGAGTTTAACAACGACGCGCCACCGTCGATTCTCATTCGAGGATTTGACGTTTTGCATGGTTGAATATTGTCGTTTTTGTCTATATCGACCGACATATTACTTAAACACCACTTTGTAATTGGGTTATCGTCGTAAATAATATTTTTGTTTGTCAATTCGACGCCTAACATACGCATGGGATTTGAAAGCGTTTGTTTTCCTTGCGCAACGGGAATCATGACGTTGCCGAAATTGTCTTCCATTTCTTTGACCCAATAAGTCGCCGAA